AAGGCTTGGGCCAAACGTACCTTCGACACGTACCCGTCTGCTTATGCGAATATGGCAGCTTCTAAGTATTGCAAAGACCCTAACTACGCTAAGGGCAGCAAGAAGAAGAGTAAGTAATGGGTGATTTGAAGAAATGGCGCGACCAGCAGTGGGTTCGTATCGGCACCGATGGCAAGATCAAAGGTGAATGCGGCACGTCGAAGAACAAAAAGAACCCAGATCGCTGCTTACCTAGATCTAAGGCGCAGTCACTGAGTCAGTCTGAGCGGGCAACTACAGCACGCAAGAAGAAAAAGGCTGGTGCTAGCGGGCAGCAGGTGGTGTCTAATACCCCTAAAGCCAAGGTTAGAATGGCAAAAGCTGGGGGTCAGATACGCGCAAACCACAGAGGTTGCGGTGCAGTAATGGATAACAGGCGCAAAAAGACCCTGTACGTATAGGAACAGACAATGGCTACATCTGGAACAACTGCATTTGATATGGACTTCACGGAGATCGCTGAAGAGGCGTGGGAGCGTGCGGGTCGTGAAATGCGTTCTGGGTATGACCTACGTACCGCCAGACGCTCTATGAACTTGATGACCATTGAGTGGCAGAACCGTGGCATCAACATGTGGACGATTGACGAAGGCACGTTGAGTCTTACGCAAGGTACTTCTGAGTACACGCTACCCGCTGACACCATAGACTTACTAGAACAACAGATCCGTACGGGCAGTGGCAATGTAGCTACGCAGTCAGATTTAACTATAAGCCGTATTAGCGTTAGCACGTACGCTTCTATACCTAACAAGTTAACCCAAGGTAGGCCGATTCAAGTATTCGTAGAACGCCTGCGAGATGCCCCCAAAATCAACGTATGGCCCGTTCCAGACAGTGATGACTACATTTTCTACTACTGGCGTATGCGTCGTATAGAAGACGCAGGGAACGGGATAGAGACCGCTGACATGAACTTTAGGTTCTTTCCGTGTCTGGTGGCGGGGCTTGCCTATTACATCGCTATGAAAGAACCAGAGCTAGTAGACCGTGTGGCTATGCTTAAACAAGTGTACGAAGAGCAGTTTGCGTTAGCGGCGGGAGAAGACAGAGAGAAGACATCCGCACGCTTTGTACCTCGTATCGGTAGGGCGTAACAATGTCGAATCGTTTTGCATCAGCACAAAAAGCTATTGCCGAATGTGATGTTTGCGGGTTTCAGTATAAGCTACGAGAGCTAAAGAACTTAGTACGTAAGGGTATAGATACAAACATAAAGGCTTGCCCAGAGTGCTGGAACCCAGACCAACCGCAACTAAAGTTGGGTGAGACTCCAGTAGATGATCCGCAGGCTATTAGAGACCCAAGACCTGACAGAAGTTTAGGGGAAGCTGGGGCTAGTAGCAGTAGGCAGATACAGTGGGGTTGGAACCCCGTGGGTGTGGGAGATGACCCGTTTGGTCTGACTCCTAATGACCTAGCAGCAACGGGGCAGGTAGGGACAGTAACAGTAACCACAACGTAGAGTCGTGATATGAAAAAAGATAGCAAGATCAAACAAGTTAAGGGCGCACCTAAGCCTGACATGAAGGGCGTAAAGACCACTGGCATTAAGATTCGTGGTACAGGCGCTGCAACGAAAGGTACGATGGCCCGTGGCCCTATGGCGTAAGATATGAACTACACCGAGCTAAAAACAAACATTCAGGACATCTGTGAAACTTCTTTTACGGATGCCCAACTCGCTATGTTCACAGAGCAGGCAGAGCAGAAGATATATAACGCTGTACAGATACCTGCGTTACGTAAAAATGTACTCGGTGTTATGACAATCAACAATAACTATTTGGCAACGCCCACTGATTTCTTGTACTCGTACAGCCTTGCTGTTGTGGATGGCAATGGCAACTACTCGTTTTTGCTGAATAAAGACGTTAACTTCATGCGTGAGGCGTACCCCAACCCTAACGCTACAGGGTTACCCAAACACTACGGCTACTTCGATGACGACACTATCATCCTTGGGCCTACTCCTGACAGCACGTATACGACGGAACTGCATTATGGGTATTACCCAGAATCCATAGTTACCGCAGGTACTACGTGGCTTGGAGAAGAGTTTGATTCTGCTTTGCTAAACGGGGCGTTAGTTGAAGCCCTACGGTTTATGAAAGGCGAGCCTGATTTAGTTGCCTTGTACGATAAGATGTACGTACAGGCTCTTGGACTTCTCAAGGTTCTGGGCGATGGTAAGTTACGAGAAGACGCTTACCGTGCAGGCCAGTTTAGAGTTCCGGTCAGCTAAAAATGTTAGTTGAAGCGCCACAAATGGAAGTAGGTAATGTAATTGTCACCACCACGGCGGATGGTGGACACGATCCTGAGTTCTGGGCACAATCTGCCGCAGACCGTATCGTAAGCGTAGGTAGCAGTTGCCACCCTGCAATAGCGCAGCAAGCGCAAGCATTTAAGGAAGCGGTTAGAGCCACGGCTTTGCACTGCATACGAGAAGCAATTAAGAGTGATAGAACCACTTTGGTTGTTGAACTTGAACGTCAAGGCCATAAGGACATGGCAGACATAATTAGGAGTCTATAATGGCTATTTCGACTGCGATGTGTACGTCTTTCAAGAAAGAACTTATGGAAGCCAAGCACAATTTCCTAGCGAGTGGTGGTAACACTTTCAAATTGGCGTTGTACACAAGTTCCGCAACTCTAGGGGCAAGCACTACCGCTTACGCAACCGCCAACGAAGTAAGTGGTACAGGATATTCCGCAGGTGGCGGTACCCTGACGAATATAAACCCAACAACAAGCGGCACTACCGCGTTTACGGATTTCGCAGACATTACGTTTTCCAACGCAACAATTACCGCTAACGGGGCTTTGATTTATAACAGTACCAATAGCAATAGAGCAGTATGCGCCTTGGCTTTTGGTAGCGATAAGACCTCAACGTCAGGCGATTTTACGATTCAGTTCCCAGCAGCAGCCGCGTCTACTGCAATTATTCGTATCGCGTAGCGAATATTTATGGCTAGCGTCAGCGGCTGGGGCCGTGGTAGTTGGGGACAAGGCCCGTGGAACCTTAGAACACCTGATGTTACTGGAGTAGAAGCCACAGGAGCGGTAGGGACACCACTCGTTTTCAACGATGTTGGCTGGGGCCGTGGTAGTTGGGGACAGGGTGCTTGGAGTTCCAGCATACCTGATGTTACTGGAGTAGAAGCTACAGGAGCGATAGGAACGCCACTCATCAGAGAAGGCTGTACGGCATTCCCGACTGGGGTATCCGTTACCGGAGCTGTTGGTAGTGTTGTAGTGTCAGGTGACGCGAGTATACTCGTTACGGGTGTAGCCGCAACAGGGGCCGCAGGTACCATAAACATTTGGGGCGAAATAGATACGGCCCAAAATCCAAACTGGCAAGAAATAGCCGCATGAGGTTTTAGATGACAACTCAATATACGACAATTTTGAAGCTCGCTTTACCAGTTCAAGGCGAATTATCTGGTACATGGGGCGATGTGGTTAACAACAACATCACTTCGATGGTTGAAGAAGCCGTTGCAGGTCGCAAGGTCATCAATACGTGGACTGCTAATTCACATACGCTAACCAGCGCAGACGGCACCACGTCCGAAGCGCGTGCGGCAATATTAACGCTCACCGATACAGGTACGGCACTATCAGGCGCAGGATCGGTTGTGTGCCCCGCAGCATCGAAAATTTACATCGTTGAGAACGGCACAGCTCAGGTAATTACGGTTAAGACCGCCAGCGGTACGGGCATAGCAGTACCTGTTGGCAAAAACATGGTCGTGTTCTGTGATGGGACTAACGTAGAAGAAGGTATCAGCAACATTGCTAGCCTCTCTATCGGTGGCGACGGGGCCACAGTTACAGGCATTAAAGACGAAGATAACATGGCGTCTAACAGCGCCACAAAACTTGCTACACAACAGTCTATTAAGGCGTATGTAGATTCGCAGGTTACCGTACAGGATCTTGATGTAACTGATGGCTCCGCTACTATCAGCATCGACTTAGATTCTGAGTCTCTAGGTATCTTAGGTGGTACAGGTGTTGATTCCACTGCTTCAGGAAATAATGTCACCGTAGCAATTGACGCTACTGTAGCTACGCTCGCAGGCTCACAGACACTTACGAACAAGACCCTAACAAGTCCTGACATTAATGCTCCAGATATTGACGGTGGAGCTATAGATGACGCTGTAATTGGTGGCGCTACCCCCGCTGCCGGTAGTTTCACTACCATAGCTGCTTCTGGAAACGTCGATTTTAATGCTGATGTAGATGTTGACGGTACGCTAGAAACAGATGCTTTAACTATCGGTGGAGTAACGTCGGTTCCTTTTGAGGCGGCAGACCACAGCAAATTAGATGGTATTGAAGCTAGCGCAGACGTAACAGATGCAACTAATGTTACAGCCGCTGGCGCTTTGATGGACTCAGAGCTTACATCTATCGCTTCAGTAAAGGCGCTTAACCAAGGCGTAGCTACCACCGACGGCCCTACATTTGCTGGGATAACTACTTCTGCTGACTCAACAATAGGCACGGACAAAAAAATAATCTTCAGAGACTCTGCTATACACATTAGCTCAACGGCTGATGGTGACTTGTCTATAGCTGCTGATGATGAGATAGATTTAACATCAACTCTAATTGACGTTAATGGCAACCTAGACGTTTCTGGAACTACGAATACTGTTAACTTTACAGTTGGAGGTACTCAAGGTAGTGACGGGCAGGTTCTCACCTCAACAGGCTCTGGTGTTGCTTGGGAAGACGCGGCTGGTGGCGGTGTTAATGGGATAGGATCAAGCACTACTACTCAAATAATTACATTAAGCTCCGCTAATAAAGTCGGCATTGGGCAGGGAGTCGGTAACGCACTCGCTCTTTTGCACGTATACCAAGCATCTGGTTCTGGTGACATGTTCAAAGTCCAAAACGCGGGCGGCGACGGGATGTTAATGGATAGTTCCGGCAATCTCGGAATAGGCACTAATAGCCCTAATCAACTACTAGATGTTGATGGCACCATAAATGCGGTTACCTATAGAGTCGGCAATAGCACTGGCAATGCTGGGCAAGTTCTTACTTCTCAGGGTAGCAACAACGCAACTTGGTCTAGTGTTGCTGTTAATGGCATTAATCCACTTACTTCCTCCGGCTACTTATTGAACCTAGTCAATGACAATGACAATTATTTGGTTATTGGCGATGGGGTTAGTGGATCCCTGTCTGGGGAAAGACCTGTCGTAAAAATCTGGAGCGATTATTTCAACAACCCCTATTTCCCTGCTATTCATGGTCAACAAGTAGGTTACGGCGGGGTGATGATCCAGAAAAACTCCTCTAGCACAGGTGCGGTGGCTGGAATCAGTTACATAATTGGTACAAGTTCTGGAAACGCATACTCTCTTTGGAATAACTACACCGTTAAAGAAGCAAGTAATCAACAGTCTTATATGGTATGGGCTTCAACTACTGCGAGTGGAGCTTATATCGAAAGGATGCGCCTTGCGCTGTCCGGTACTAACAGCAGCGCTAAAATACAATTGGGGCTTAACAAAGACAATCCGTCGTATAATTTAGATGTAAACGGTAGCTGTAGGATCTCTGGGGCAACAAATGGCGATGCCTTTTATGTAGGCACTAACCAGAACGTGGGTATTGGTACCGCTAGTCCATCTAATAAGCTCACTGTAAATGGCAATGCTAATGTTACTGGTTCCTTAGCTAAAGGCTCTGGTTCGTTCCGCATTGACCACCCGTTACCCGCTAAAACGGAGACACATGAGCTTGTCCATTCGTTCATAGAGGGGCCACAAGCTGACCTGATTTATCGTGGCAAAGTAACTTTGGTTGACGGTTCTGCGACCATAAATGTTGACACGGCATCAGGAATGACTGAGGGGACTTTTGAAGTTCTTTGCGGCGATGTACAGTGCTTCACTTCTAATGAATCAGGTTGGACTGCGGTTAGAGGTGCTGTATCTGGGAATACGTTGACGATTACAGCTCAAGAAAACACATGCACAGACACAATATCGTGGATGGTTGTTGGTGAGCGTAAAGACCCACACATGATTGATACAAACTGGACTGATGAAAACGGTAAAGTAATTGTAGAACCCTTAAAGGAAAATAACTAATGGCTACATGGAACATAATTGAACTTGAACGAAACGCCGCCGATGGTGGTGTAATTACGGCGCACTATCTTGCGACTGATGAAGACGGGGATTACGGAGCAGAGTCTCGTGGTATCGTACAATTTACGCCTGACCCCTCTGATTCAAATTTCATTCCTTACGCTGACTTGACTGAGGCTGACGTAGTTGCGTGGGTTAAAGCGAAAGAGGATGTAACGTCTGTTGAGAATTTCTTAGCAGCGCAGATAGCTGAACAGAAAAGCCCAGTAACTATTGACGGATTACCTTGGAAATGAATGAGTTAGAACGAAAGATTGTCATTGACGATGAAGAATATGACGTATCGGAGTTTGAGATTGAAACCCAGATGCATGTTGCCCGTGTCGCTGAACTTCGACAAGAAATCGCACGTTTGAAGGTAGATCTTAACGAGCGCGAGGTTGTACTAAACGCCTATGAAGAAGCCATCATTAAGGCGGTCAAGCCCGTTGAGGACGAAGAGCCAGAAGCGCAAGTGGTGCAGTAGACTATGGACGTAGGTTCGGTAACCGGATCTGCTCAAGTTAGTTGGAAGCAGATTGCTGTTGAAAAACAAGAGCGTCTGCGTACAGGCGCAGAAGGCGAACCCGTGAAAGAAATGGTGGAGACAGTAATGCCTACCTTGTATACCCAAAAAGGTAACAAGATTGAGGCTACAGCACTTGCTCCAACACAAAGGGTAGATATCTCAGTCTAAGAAGAAAGGAGTTAAGTAGTCATGGATTTACTTATAATAATCAATACGGTCACAACGATTGTCACCATCGCGTCGTTGATCGCTGCAAGCACTCCGACACCCAAAGATGACGAGTGGGTCGCAAAGCTGTACCGCTTCATTGATTTGCTTGCCATCAACATAGGTAAGGCTAAAGACAAGTGACACCCACTGAAAGAGCTATAGCGAAGATTGAAGCGCACGAGAAAGAGTGCGCTATACGCTACCAAGGTATTGAGCAGCGCCTCCAAGACGGGAGTAAGCGGTTTGATCGCCTTGAGCTAATGATTTGGGGCGTATATGTCACGGTGGTTGTTGCAGTAGCTTTACCGCAGTTTATGGCCTAACCATGATTGGTGAAATCGCAGCTATCGTAGCTGGCGTAAATGCTGCTACTAGTGCGATAAAACAAGTCGCTGAGACCACCAACGACATCTCCAGTATTTCTAGTTTCTTATCGACTCTCGGTGGTGCCGAAGTTGAGCTTCAACGTGCCCAGAATGAGGGTAAGTTGTCAGAGGCGGATGCTGTAAAAGCTGCTCTGGCAAAAAAGCAAATACAAGACACCATGCGCGAAGTCCGCGATCTTTTCACCATGAGTGGCAATGGTGACCTGTATCAAGAGGCGATGGCGTCTATGGCAGCGGCGAGGAAAGCCAAACAAACAGAGTTAGCGCGTAAGGCTGCGGAAAAGAAGAAGTTTTGGAAGGATGTAAGAGAGGTAATGACGCTTATCGCGGTTCTTGCGCTGTTGTTGCCGATGACCCTTGCCGTTCTGCTGACGTGGCTCACAGCGTAATTAGGAAATAATATATTATGAGTATCGTTGCATCGCTAGTAGGGCCAGTTACAGGGCTGCTGGACAAGTTCATAGAGGACAAGGATCAGAAAAACGCCTTGGCCCATGAGATTGCCACCATGTCTGAAAAGCACTCGCATGAGGCGCTCAAGGGCCAGCTAGAAATCAACAAAATGGAAGCCGCACATAAGTCGTTATTTGTTGCTGGTTGGAGACCTTGCATCGGCTGGATATGCGCTCTGGGACTGCTGTACAACACTATTATCGCCAATATCCTCGGTATTTGGTTCGCAGTGCCGGAAGTAGATACAACACTGCTTGTGCCCGTTATGATGGGGATGCTGGGTTTGGGCGCTATGCGCTCCTACGAGAAGGTTAACTCCGTCGCACGGGAGAAGTAATGGGTGATCTAGTCGAGATGGTTAAGCGGCATGAGGGCGTCAAGTCTAAGGTGTACTTATGTACTGCGGGTTTTGAAACCATAGGTGTAGGCCGAAACATCTCAGAGTCTGGCTTGGGCTTGTCTGCCGATGAGATTGACTACTTACTACATAACGACTTAGAGCGTTGTCACCAAGAACTGCAAGATGCGTATTACTGGTACGGAGGGCTGAACAAAGCTAGACGAGACGCGATGGTTGATATGTGCTTCAATCTAGGTATTACGCGACTACGTGGGTTTGTTAACGCTCTGGAAGCTATGTCCCGCGAGCAGTTTGATATTGCTGCGGATGAGTTTATGGATAGCCTTTGGGCCAAACAAGTTGGCAACCGTGCCCTAGAAGTAACTGAGATGATAAGGACTGGGGAGTACCGCTAATGCCTTTGCAGAAGCTACAGTTTAAGCCCGGAGTAAACCGAGAAAACACGCGGTACACGAGCGAAGGCGGTTGGTATGAGTGCGACAAAGTGCGGTTTCGCCAAGGTATGCCTGAAAAAATCGGTGGGTGGGTACGTATATCAGATACCACGTTCCAAGGCGTCTGCCGTTCGTTACATAATTGGGTTACGTTAAACAAACAGGATCTTATTGGCGTAGGTACCAACCTAAAGTTCTATATCGAGAATGGCGGCGGGTACAACGACATTACTCCCATTCGCGCTACTACCGCTGCCGGTGATGTGACTTTTGCTGCGACTAATGGCAGCACTACCATAACCGTTACCGATGTGGCGCACGGTGCTCTCGAAGGTGATTTTGTTACCTTTAGCGGAGCAGTATCTCTTGGTGGTAATATAACCGCAGATGTCTTAAATCAAGAATACCAAGTCGGCCTTCTCCCTACTGCAAACACGTACACAATAACTACTACAGCTACCGCAAACTCATCTGATACAGGAAACGGTGGAAGCTCTGTAGTCGGCGCGTACCAGCTAAACACTGGCCCCGAATTTGCTGAACCAGTAGCAGGTTGGAGCGCTGGTGATTGGGGTGAGAATGTGTGGGGTACAGGAGGCTCTAATACGGAGGCTCTTCGTCTCTGGAGCCAAACTAATTTTGGTGAAGACTTAGTATTCGGCCCTCGTGGTGGGGGTGTTTACTACTGGGACGCTACAACTGGCATTACTGTTCGTGCACAGCTAGTCACAGCTACCTTTTCTAGCACGGCGTCCAACGTACCTGTTGTACAAAACCGCATTCTTGTTTCTGACATAAGTCGGTTTGTGTTCTGTCTTGGTACTAACCCGTTAGGCAGTACCACGCTTGACCCCATGTTAATACGATGGGCAGATCAAGAAAGCGTAAGTAACTGGACACCCGCCGCAAGTAACCAAGCAGGTGACCTACGGCTGTCTAACGGTTCAGAGATTATTACGGCTACGCAGGCTCGCCAAGAGGTATTGGTGTGGACGGATTCTGCGCTTTATTCCTTGCAGTACGTGGGAGCACCTGCTGTATGGGGTGCACAGTTAGTAGGAGAAAACACCTCTACAGCGTCCCAGAACTGCGTAGCCTACGCTAACGGTGTGGCTTACTGGATGGGTAAGGATAAGTTCTATAAGTACGACGGGCGAACTCAACCGCTACGCTGCGACATCCGTAGGTACATATTCAACGACTTTAACTCCCTACAGTACGATCAGGTATTCGCCGGTACGAATGAGTCTTTCCATGAAATATGGTGGTTCTACTGTTCTTCTGACTCACAAACCGCAAACAGATACGCGGTGTACAATTACCAAGAAGACATTTGGTATTACGGTACGCTATCTCGTACGGCGTGGCTTGATTCTGGACTGCGAGAAGCCCCACTTGCCGCTACGTACAGCTATAACCTTGTAGACCATGAACAAGGTACAGACGACAATCAGACTACGACACCGGCAGCGATTACGGCGAACATATCTTCTGCTCAGTTCGACATAGAAGACGGACATCAGTTTGCGTTTATTTGGCGAGTGATACCGGATATTACCTTTGAAGGTTCTACAGCCGCCGCTCCTGTTGCAACAATGACCTTGTTACCTCTCGCTAATTCTGGTGCGGGCTACAACTCACCCCTGTCTGAAGGGGGGTCAAACAGCGGCACAATTACAAGAAGCGCGGTGCTGCCAGTGGAAGCGTTTACACAACAACTCAATACACGAGTGCGAGGGCGGCAGTTAGCAGTTAAGATAGAGTCTACTGGAGAAGGTGTTACGTGGCAGTTAGGTACACCAAGGATTGATATGCGTGCGGACGGGAGGCGGTAATGAGTATTGATACTACTAGATACTACGTAAACTTTGTTGCTCCTGCACTGCCGCAGCCTACTCCCATGTACAGCATGGAGTATCAAGATCAGCTAAACAATACTCTACGTATATACTTCAACAACATGGATAAAGCTGTACGAGATGCGTATATATCGGATGTTTCTGAGGCTAACAGTTGGTTCCTTAGCTAATGGCTAATCTCTACAGGAACGCCAAGGTAGATTTAACTACCACTAACGCAACTACACTGTATACGTGCCCTATAGCTACGACGACCATCGTTAAGTCTATATTAGTGTCCGAAGACTCTGGCAATGCCGACACCATAACAGTGACTTTGACCGATTCTGCTTCGGCAGTATTTAACGTGTTTAACACAAAAGCCGTAAGTGCTAACGCTACCGTAGAGCTACTCGCTGCGCCTTTAGTGATAGAAGAATCCGAAATACTAAAAGTTACCGCTGCAACTGCTAACAGGTTACACGTTGTCGCTAGTTTGTTGGAGGTATCGTAATGGGTGAAGGTGGCGCTGGAGGTACTAATTTTTCCGATGACGACATAGCAAATTTTCTTAGGGAACAAGAGAAAGAACGTAAGAGAAGGGAAGCTGAAGCCAAGGCAAAAGCAGAAGCAAAAGCTAAGGCGGAAGCTGAAGCCAAGGCAGAAGCTGAACGTAAGAGGAAAGAAGCCGAAGCAAAAGCCAAAGCGGCAGCAGAAGCAGCAGCAAAAGCTAAAGCGGAAGCTGAAGCAGCAGCAAAAGCTAAAGCGGAAGCAGAAGCCAAGGCAAAAGCCGAAGCGGAAGCAAAAGCGAAAAGAGAAGCTGAAGCCGAAGCGGAACGTAAGAGAAAAGCAGCAGAACGCCTCCGAAAGGCCGCTGAAGCCGCAAAACGCCAAGAGGAAGAAGATCTAGAAACGTTTAGGAAGCTGTTTGAAGAGGAAGAACGTAAGAGGAAGGAAGCTGAACAAAAGGCGAAAGAAGAAGCTGAAGCTAAGGCGAAAGAGGAAGCAGCAGCAAAAGCTAAAGCAGAAGCAGAAGCAAAAGCTAAAGCAGAAGCTGAAGCAAAAGCGAAAGCTGAAGCGGACGCACTTGCCGAACGCCGTAGTCAACCTCTAGCCGTAAGCCCCAAAGCCGCTCAAGATTTCCGTGCAGCGTATAAAGCTAAACTAGCGCAAGGCGCTGACTACTACGCAATAGACGACGTAGATGAAGTAGACGACTGGTATGACAGGGCGTACGACGAAGCGCTTAAAGCCGCGAACATCAATGACTATGCGGATATTGTCGGGGGTGAGGGCGGTACCTATGGTGGTACTTTAACATTCACTATCAGCCCAGATGATTACGTAGCAGCTACAGGTGCCCCTGCGTACCTCAAGGATATATTAAAAAAGGATAAATCTCGTAACGAGGACGAAGCGAAAAGCGCCTATGCCGTACTGTCTATTACGGACTCGCCAGAACAGATGGCTACCGTCCTTAGTGGGTATTATGGAATAGATTTCTCTCCTGTAGCGCAGCAGCTAGGTAATTTTGGCGGTAATTTAGGTAGCCATACAGACGCTTCGCAGGCACAAATTGCCGAGTTTCATTCGTTCATTGAGCCTATTCTTCAAGAGCAGATACCTTATTTACAGCTAACTCGTGGGGTGGGATACCAAGACGCAGTAAAAGCCGCGTTTGAAGAAGATCCGATGATCCAAGCATTGTACGGTAAGTACGATATTGCCCCCATACGCCAGACAAAAGACGGCTCTACCTATTTGTATGACCCGTTTACGTATGGTGAGATGCGTACGTTTGAGTCTAAAGACAGAGATTTCCAGAATGCGTTTAACATCATCGCTTCTATGGCTGCTTCATTCTATTTGCCGGGGATGCTTGTAAACGCAGGGATATTTAGCTCAACAGCCACTGCTACCGCAGCAGTAGCAGCGGGACAAACTATTGTATCTGGTGGCGACTTTGAAGACGTGCTTAAAAACGCAGGGCTATCCTTTATCGGTGCAACTGCCGCCGAAAAGCTGGGTAATGCTAAGGCAGCTTATGAAACTCTTGCCGCTGCTGGCCCCGGCGCAGCATCCTTAGCCGCACAAGCGCTAACAGAATACAACACGGCAAAACTTCTATACGCAGCAGCCCAAGTAGGTTCTGGTGCTGTAAGCGGTAATCTTGGTGCGGGGGTGCTTGCAGCTTTTGGCCCTGATCTAACCACCACTGCTCTCAACAAGGTAGGACTTACCCCCGAACTGCTTGACAGAGCAGGTGTAAACCAAGACTTGTTAGTAAATGGTTTGGTCAAAACCCAAGTAGCCTTGGCGCAAGGTATCGAGCTTGAAGATGCTTTATCTATAGGCTTAGGGCAGTACGTCCTGTCTGGTGGCGGTATAGCAGGCATAAACAAAGACACCTTCTTCGAGAAAATGGGCGAGGTGCTACGCGGTACTGGTGAAGCTATATTTGGTACTGGTGAAGAGAACCCACTAGACCCCAGTAAACTTACCGCAGCGTTAGGAGATCAATACAGCGATGCATATAATTCTTTATTTGGATCGGACACAAACGCACAGAACGTGTACAACAAAGCTGTACTACAAGGACTTCCAGAAGATGCTGTAGTCCCCGGTGCGTATAACTGGTTATTACAAAATGATGGGTCGTTAAAAGATACCGCAACAGGGTTAATAGTAGACCCAAGAATAAACGCGCAAGGCGCAGCATTTTTAGTGCGTAGTGGGGTGGTTGATTTAGGTAACGAAGGCATAAATTCTTACTTAAATTCTCTTCAAGACGGTTCTTTTGGGGGAGAGTTTTTAAGCAGCGCAGAAATAGCAGAGTTAAAAGCTGCTACTGTAGTACCTGTTCCCCCCGCATGGCGTGCTTCTGGTGGAGATTACAACTCCTATGTAGAGGCAATAAATGCAGGAAATGCGTCTGAACTACTGGCAGAGTTTGAAGCCTATTACGATCCCAACATAGGTTTAAGTATAGCCCCGCCTAACGTGGCAGATCTTTCTGGGCTAACCGCTGACCAACGTGCTTATTTAGTAGGTAATGCAATAGATCAGATAGCCAAAGCTATGTACGAAGAAGATCGTGCGAGCGGAGGTAGCACAAACAGTGCGGATGAGTTCAGGGCAGAAGCAATACAAGCATACCAAGAACTCCGAGAAGACGGTTACTCGCATCTTCGCGTTATGGAAGATCTCGGCATGGATACGTCTGGGGCAGTATTAAACGCCGTTCGTGAACTTGATACTGCTTTATTGGACGAACTACGCGCTGGTGATGCCCGAGAAGCATATCTTCGAGCATTAGGTACAGTAGATGAGACCACAGGTCGTTACCACGAAGATTCATTGTATAGGAATGGTATAGAGCAAGCGGTTGGCCTATACGACCTTGCGAAGCGTGCCGTGGATGCCGCAGAAGAAACTGGCGACGACAAGTGGATTATCGGCACTGCCATTGCTATTGAAGCAGGGACGGACGTAGCAAACGCATTTCTTGGACTCGCTGCATTGGGAGGTATAGACCCTGAGTCCACCGAACTAGGTAAGACGTTAAAAGCAATTACCGATATGACGGGTGAGAGCAAGCCCGAAGACTACCAAAAGGGGTTGCAGGACATAAATCAGCGGTTACAGGCCGCACAAGACCAAGCAAAAGAAGAAGGTCTTGGCACTTCTGATAGCTGGATTTTAGTTGGTAAGTCGATTATAGGCGCTGCCGCAGAAAACCCCACAGAGTTCGTTCTTGATTTTATTGTTAAAGAAGCGGCAGCAGAAATAATACCGTTTGTCGTTGGTGGTGTAGCGTTTGGTGGGGCTAAGTTAAGTGCCGCAGCAGCGAAGAAGTTTGGTGATGATGCCGCTAAGAAGTTCGCAGAAAACCTAGATGCTAGTGACATAGCTGTTAGTGTCACTATGGTAAGTGATGCCGCTGAAGAAGCGGGAGGCGCAGCAGCAGAGGGGTACGGCGAAGGTTACGCTGCTAAGATAAAACAGCTTACGGAACAGAACGCACGTCTAGCTGAACTTACGGGTGTGAGTTCCATACCTCTGTCAGATGCACAGATAAAAGAAGCGGAAGAATTTGCCACTGAAGTCGCACGTAAAGCTGGAGTGACGGGGCTTGTGCTGTCTGTCGCATCTGATGGGCTACTAGGGGGTAACGAGTTAGCACGAGGGCTGTTTGGTGATAAAGCCACGAACGCTGCGGATGAATTTGTAACTAGCCTGACTAACCGTGTTACAAGAGTCGGACAGGGAGCAGGCCGAGAGTTCATGCTTGAGGGTCTACAAGAGGGCGGACTACAATTAGCTATCGAGGGTATGTTATATGAGATAGATCCTGACCGCCCTACGTCTGCGGCTGTAGCTCAAAGCTCTATACTAGGGTCAATTATAGGTAGCGCTGTGGGTAGTGGTATTGGCGCGGCTGCCGAAGTAGGAGATGTATTAGCTAGTATCGTCCAAAAAACCTCCCCTACGGTGCGGGCTGCTATAGAGAACGCAAAGAGGGGCGCGTTGTCCGATGCCCAAACTAAAGAAATACTCGCAGGTTTCGGCATAACACAAGGTGAGTTCGGTGACTTACAGACCAGTCTACTGAACGATGCGTTTGATGCGAACTACACTTCGACCACCGAATCCAGAGAGGCGTTTCAAGCTGCGAACTCTAACTACAACCCCACTGACGCTGATATACGCCAGTTTACTGGGGAAATTGCTGAAAACAGGTTAGCTGATAGCGTTGCAGACTTAGTAGACCGCAGCTACATCGACGCGCAAGAAGCCATAGATGCCGCAGCGCTTGAAGGTCTGACATTAACTAACGAACAGGTCGCTCAGTACGTACGCCAAACCGAGTCTGGGCAAGCCGAGGCTGCGCTTAACAGCTTACGTTCTGATGTTTTCGACCCGATGTATGTCACTAACCGAGAAGCTAGGGACTACTTTACTGACATTGGGTATACACCTACACAAGAAGACTTGGCTGAGTTTGTAGGTAAGTCAGAAAAGTACGCTTCAGACAATGTGACTGAATACTCTGAAAACATGTTAATGCTTCAGCTAGACGGGCTGCTTGGTAATCCAAACACAACGCCTTTGCAATTAGACAGTCTGCTAGACCAGATTGAATCAATCAACCCAGACTCTACTGCCCGTACGGATTCTGGCATTGACGATGGGGGTAACAGGCCACAACCACAGCCAGAGCCTGAACCACAACCAGAGCCAGAGCCTGAACCACAGCCAGAGCCTGAACCACAGCCAGAGCCACAACCAGAGCCACAACCAGAGCCTGAACCACAGCCAGAGCCACAACCAGAGCCTGAACCACAACCAGAGCCACAACCTGAACCAGATCTTACGGCAGATCAAATAGCTGCGTTGTCCGACCAGCTAACAGAGTCTGAGCAGCAGCTTAATGACCGTATAGATCAGCTACAAGGAGAGGGTAAGACTCGTGATGAAGCATTGGCGCAGGCTATTAGCGAGCTTGCAGGTCAATTGGGCACAACAACACAAACTCTGCTAGACATCATAGGGGACTCTGAGTCTTCCTTACGAACAGACTTTAGGGACGAACTAGCTGTCCTAGAGACGATTGTATCTGAGGATATGGCTAATCTTGAGACAAGTATCCTTGGCAAGATGGCTCAGTACCAAGCGGAAGGGCTTTCTCGGGATGAAGCACTAGCCAAAGCTATTGAAGATGTGTCTCAAGACATGCTTACCCTCGAAACAAGTTTCCTTGGCAAGATGGATCAGTACCAAGCAGAAGGGCTTTCTCGGGATGAAGCACTGGCTAGGGCCATCGAAGAGGTGTCCACAGAGCTAGGTACAACAAAGGCAGAGCTGTTAGACGTTATAACAAACTCTAACCTCACCATACGAGAAGACTTCAAAGGCGAATTAGCTAATCTGAAGACAAGTTTGCTTGGGGATATGTCGAACCTTGAGACAAGCATTCTCGCTAAAGTGGCTGAATACGAAGCAGCAGGGCTTTCTCGTGATGAAGCGTTAGCGCAGGCTATTGATGAGCTTGCTGGTGATCTAGGTACGACAAAAGAATCCCTGATAGACGTTATAGCGAACTCTGAACTTACCATACGAGAGGATTTCAGGAACGAGTTAGTCGATCTGAAGGCAAGTTTGGTTGGGGATATGTCCAGCCTTGAGACAAACCTTCTTGAAAAGATAGCGGAGTATGAGGCAACAGGGCTTTCTCGTGATGAAGCGTTAGCACAGTCCATTGCAGATGTATCCGCAGAGCTAGGTACAACAGAAGAAAACCTGCTGGACACTATAGCGGACTCTGAGCTTGCCATACGAGAAGACTTCAGGGATGAGCTAACTACCCTAGAGACAAGTTTGTCCGAGGACATGTCGAATCTTGAGGCAAACATACTCGATAAAGTAAATGAGTATGAAAATGCAGGGCTTTCTCGGGATGAGGCATTATCGCAGGCTATTGACGACCTTGCCGGTGATCTCGGTACAACAAAAGAAAACCTGTTAATCACCATAGCAAATTCCGAACTTGCTATACGAGAAGACTTCAAGGGTGAGCTGACGGGCCTAAAGGCAAGTTTACTCGGAGATATGTCGAATCTTGAGGCAAGCATCCTTGATAGAGTAGCTGAATACGAAGCAGCAGGACTCTCTCGGGACGAAGCACTGGCCCAAGCTATCGAAGCTGTGTCGGGAGAGCTAGGCACAACAGAGCAGAACCTGTTAGACGTTGTAGAGGACTCTGCACTTGCCGTACGGGAAGACTTCAGAAATGAGTTGACTACCCTAAAGACAAATCTATCTGAGGAAATGTCCAACCTTGAGACGAACCTCCTTGGAAAGATGGCTGAGTATGAGAACGCAGGACTCTCTCGTGATGAAGCGTTAGCGCGGTCTATTGCAGATGTATCTGGAGAACTAGGTACAACAGAACAGAACCTGTTAGACAGAATAACGAACTCCGATCTTGCCATACGAGAAGACTTCAAGGGTGAACTAGAAAGTTTGCAGGCAGACCTATCCGAAGGTATGTCCAACCTTGAGACGAACCTCCTTGGGAAAATGGCCGAGTACGAGAACGCAGGACTCTCTCGTGATGAAGCACTAGCTAAGGCCATCGAAGATGTATCTGGAGAACTAGGTACAACAGAGCAAAACCTGTTAGACAGAATAACGGACTCTGATCTCGCCATACGGGAAGACTTCAAGGGTGGACTAGAAAGTTTGCAGGCAGACCTATCCGAAGGTATGTCCAACATCGAGGCAAACCTCCTTGGAAAGATGGCTGAGTATGAGGGAGCAGGACTCTCTCGTGATGAAGCACTAGCTAAGGCCATCGAAGATGTATCTGGAGAGTTAGGTACAACAGAACAGAACCTGCTAGATAGGATAACGGACTCTGATCTCGCCATACGGGAAGACTTCACAAACGAGTTATCTGCCTTACGAACAACTCTATCTGAAGATGTATCTAACCTTGAGACAAGTCTTCTTGAGAAGATGGCCGAGTATGAGGGTGCAGGACTTTCCCGCGATGAAGCGTTAGCGCGGTCTATTGCAGATGTATCTGGAGAACTAGGTACAACAGAACAGAACCTGTTAAACAGAATAGCGAATTCCGACACTGCTATACGGGAAGAGTTCAAGGATGAGATAGACAATTTACAGGCAAGTCTAGCTGGAGACGTAGCTAACCTTGAAGCAAACCTTCTTGAGAAGATAGCGGGGTACGAGGCGGCGGGACTTTCTCGGGATGAGGCACTATCGCAATCCGTTGCGGATGTATCCGCAGAGTTAGGTACAACAGAGCAGAGCCTGTTAGACAGGATAGCGGGTTCTGAACTTGCCATACGAGAAGATTTTGGAACCGAGTTAGCTAACTTACAGGCGAGCTTATCTGGGGATGTAGCTAACCTCGAAACAAACCTTCTTGAGAAGATAGCCGAATACGAAGCAGCGGGGCTTTCCCGTGATGAGGCATTAGCTTTAGCTATCGAAGATGTATCTGGAGACGTAGCTGGCCTTGAGACAAATCTACTTAACAAAGTAGCTGAATACGAAGCAGCAGGGTTGTCCCGTGATGAAGCACTATCCAGAGCTGTTGCGGATGTATCTGGTGACGTAGCCAGCCTTGAAACAAACCTACTTGAAAAGATAGCTGAATACGAAGCAGCAGGGCTGTCTCGTGATGAAGCACTAACTAAAGCTATCGAAGACGTGTCTGGGGATGTAGCTAACCTTGAGACGACCCTACTTAATAAAGTAGCAGAATACGAAGCAGCGGGGATGTCCCGTGATGAAGCACTAGCCAAGACTGTTGACGAGCTTGCTAGTGATCTAGGTACAACAAAAGAAGCCTTACTAGATGCCATAGCGGACTCTGAGCTTTCTGTACGAGAAGACTTCAAGGGCGAGTTAGCTGATTTACAGACAAGCCTATCTGGAGAAGTAGCTGACCTTGAAACAAACGTCCTCGACAAGATGGCTGAGTACGAGGCAGCAGGGCTTTCTCGGGATGAAGCATTAGCTAAAGCTATCGAAGATGTGTCTGGGGATGTTGACGCTACAACACGTACCCTTCTGACGAAGATTGACGAGGCTGAACAAGCAGGTGCCGACAGAGATACGGCACTGAGCACCTCTATATCCGACCTTGCTAGCGAGCTTGGCGTTACCGAAGAAACTTTACTTACACGTATCGGAGAGTCTGAAGAGTCCCTACGCGCTGCAATCGGTGAAACTGAAGCTGATTTGTTGCGTGCAATTAGCGGCGCTGAGGGTGCACTGACTGCCGAAATTGAAGCGGTAGCGGAGCTTGTAGGTAAGCCTGCTTCTGAGGTGACTGATGCGGACATTGACTTTGTTGCTGACCTTATCGCACAGCAAGAAGCGATCAACGACCCTGCTACGTACACACAAGAACAGCTAGCCTATGACGTAACAGGTGACGGTGTAGTAGACCAAGCTGACCTAGACCTCCTGCAACAAGCTAGAACAGGGCAAGATGTACTGTTCGACCTTGACAGTATGTTCGCTCCTACGGGCCTATACGCCGCACAGCAGCAGACGCAACAAGCGCTACAGCGTCAGATGGAGCAGCAACAACAGCAACAGATTCAGACGCAACAGGAACTGCAACAGCAGCAAGAGCTACAGCAACAGCAGCAGATGCAGCAGCAAATGCAGTCGCAGCAGGCAATACAGACTCAAATCGCACAAGAAGGGGAGCAGGCTCGCCGTAGGGATCTGTTAGGCCAGATCATGGGTGCCGCAGACATAACAGGACAACAAGTTACAGTAGATCAATCTCCCTTGGCACAGATCGACTATCTGTATGATTTTGGTAGTATATTCGGGCCGCAACAAAGAGCGTCTATGTTCCCTACACCGTACGGCACAATCGAACGAGGGCCAGTTCAACCGACTACACGGCCTAGACTGCCGTTTGGACGTAAACGTGGAGGTATAATTGATGCAAACGACGAACTATTACGGATTATTGGAGAAAGCTAATGAGCTGGTGGACTGATCTTACATCTGGCGTGTCCGGTGCTTTTACCGATACTGGAAATGAAAACACGTTTTTAGGGGGCGTTGGTGATTTTTTTCGTTCTGATGTTGGTAGTCTTATTGGAACCGCAGGGCTTGGAGCTTTAGCCACTAAGACTGGAATCATGGACACTAAAACGCCTGTAGTTGGCTACCAAGGAAGCATTCCAGAGTATGAGGCCGTGCGAGAGCGCGTACCTATGCAGGCAGACCCTAACCGTAGGCCCGGATCTGCTGGTAGAAGATACTTCAGTGATGTTCAGTACGCTGACCGTCCTGAACGTCAGTCTATGACAGTAGAGCAAGCACGGCAAAAAGCCCAAACACAAGCGCAAGGGCTAGCTGGAATGGCTGCTGGCGGTGCTATTGGCATGAACAAAGGGTACTACTTAGGTGGTATTACGGATGGTATGGCTGATAAGATTCCAGCAAGGATAAATGGCGAGCAAGAAGCACGCCTTAGCGACGGAGAGTTTGTCATACCTGCGGATGTGGTGAGCCATCTAGGTAACGGTAACTCCGATGCCGGTGCAAATCAGCTACACCAAATGATGACCAGAGTACGTAAAGAACGCACGGGTAACCCGAAACAGGGTAGGCAAATCAAACCTCAGAAGATGCTACCTGCATAAAGGTAATGACTATGTATAAATATAACACTGGTGGTGATGTAACTGTTCCCGCAGATCCGAATGTAGGTCAAGAAGTAGGTAGATCAGGTGCACTTGCGGAGTTTGCTGGCCCCTATGTCACAGAAATGCTGGGTAGAGGGCAAGCTCTTTCGGAACAACCTTACCAAGCCTACACGGGGCCGTTGTCTGCTGGAGCATCTGACGTACAGCAACAGGCGTTTACAGGACTAGCTAGCCTAGCTGTACCCACCACCCCCGCTACATTTGATGCTGCTACTGCTCAACAGTATATGAACCCTTATACAGAAGCAGCTCTTCAGCCTCAATTACAGGCGGCACAGCGTGAAGCGGATCGTGTGCGGTTGGCTAACGCTGCTAGGATGCAGCAGGCCGGAGCTTTCGGCGGATCTCGTTTAGGTCTAGTAGAAGCAGAGGGTAACCGTGCGTTACTAGAGAACTTAGCAAACATCCGTGGAACAGGTTACTCACAAGCGTATCAACAAGGTCGGGAGCAGTTCGCTCGTGATAGAGGGTATGGATTAGAGGCGCTAGGTGCTCAACGTGTTGGCGGGGCTGAACAACGTGCTATTGAACAAGAAGGCATAGCGCAAGACTACGCGCAGTTCCGTGAAGAACGTGATTACCCTTATAAGCAGGTTCAGTTCCAGCAGTCGCTGCTACAAGGATTGCCGATTGCAGCGCAAACCTATTCGTACTCTCAGCCCAGCACATTGTCTACTATGCTAGGTAGTGCGGGGGGTATCAGTGAACTTCTTAATCTGTTTGGTGGTAGTGGCGGCGGTGGCGGCGGTGGTGGAACTCCAGCCGAGGTTCAGTCTATGCTGGATAACGCAGGCATTACCGACGAAGACCTAGCACTTATGGGGTATACCGGAGGTGGTAGCTAATGCTTAATTCACGAGGTTTGGGCGAGCAGGTACAGCGTAAGAAAGAAGCGTACCAAGGCAACCCACAGGCACTACAGCAGCAGTACCAAAAGAGTCAGCAATTAGTTGACCTTCTTGCGCTACAGCAGCTTAAAACAGAGAAAGAAGCCGCTGCCCGTAACATGCAGATGCAGATGCAGCAGAACCCTGCCACGATTGCACAGCAGCGTGAGCAAGAAGTGCTTGGCATGATTAAGCAAGAGCAAGGCCGAAAGCTAGGCGACGTTGCACAGCGCACTGCCGGTACACTCGGTCAGATCAACAAAAGAACGCAGCAGAATATGCAGCGTACTGCCAAGCAAGGTTTACCCTCTATAGGTGGCCCACAAA